AGCCACATGTTTCCGGCCTGGTACATCGGCAAGCACCCCGAGCAGTCGGTGATCGTCGCCACCTACTCGGAAAAGTTCGCCTGGGACCATGGCAGAGCCGTCCGCGACCTGATCGAGAGCCCGCTTTTCGCGCAGGTGTTCCCAAAAGTGCGTCTCAAAGCCGGGTCCGCCTCGATGGATCGCTTGGAGACGGAACAGGGTGGAATTCTCTTTTTTCTCGGTCGCGGGTCGGGCGTCACGGGTCGCGGAGCTCAAGTAATACTGCTCGACGACCCCACGAAAGACCGCAAGGAAGCCGACAGCCCAACTATTCGTGAAGATTTGTGGCGTTGGTACACCCAGGTGCTCCAGACCCGCCTAATGACAAAAAGTGGCGCAATCGTACTGATCCAGACACGGTGGACAGAGGACGATATGGTGGGGCGATTAATGGACCCCACGAACCCTTGTTATTCCGAAGCGGAAGCCAAAAAGTGGCGTGTGATCGACATGCCGGCCATCGCTCGCGAAAAAGACGTTCTGGGGCGCAAACCGGGCGAGGCGCTGTGGCCGGAGCGGTTCGATCTTGAGTACCTGAACGCCCTGCGCGAGACGGATATCCGGGGTTTTCAGGCTCTCTATCAGGGCCGGCCGACGCCCGAAGAAGGCCAATTTTTCAAGGCGATCTCGCTACGCACTTATCTTCGTATGAAAGACATGCCGGCCAAAGAGCGTCTGCGCTTTTATGGCGCGAGCGACCATGCGGTGAGCCTGGAGCAGGGCCGCGACAAGACCTGCTTGATGATCATCGGCGTCGATGAGCACGACAACATCTGGGTTCAACCGGATCTCTTTTGGCGGCAAGCCGACACCGCGATGGTGATCGCCAACATGGTGGCGATGATGGACAAGTACGAACCCCTGTTCTGGTGGGCCGAGAAAGGGCACATCTCGAAGAGCATCGGGCCGTTTTTGCGCAAGAGCATGCTCGAAAAGCGCGTCTATTGCTCGGTGCACGAGATCACGCCCGCCGGCGACAAGCAGACACGGGCGCAGAGCATCCAGGCGCGGATGGCGATGATGAAAGTCTACTTTCCCGGCTTCGCCCATTGGTGGGTCGAGGCGCACGACCAGTTAATCAAATTTCCGCAAGGAGTTCACGACGATTTCGTAGACACGCTGTCGCTGTTCGGCATGGGCCTGTACATCCAGCGCGGCTATCGCAGCACGCCCAAACCGACCAAAGAACCGAAGTTCGGCACCCTCGGCTGGGTGCTCGACGAGGCCAAGCGCGAACGTAAGCGCGAGCGCGAGAACCTGACCACAGGAGGATGGTGATTGTTCGGGCGGGTAGAGTGACCTCGAACCTTGCCGGTCAGATTGTCGGCGTCACGATGATGGTCGTCGGCGCGGCGATCATCGTCGCCTTGATCATCGCGAGGATCAAACAATGGCTCTAGGCGACAACGACCCCCTCGCGCAGGCGTACGCCGATAGTCCGAGCGTGCCCCTGGAGCAGCTATTTGGCGTCTCGAAACAGAACGAAGACCTGCTGGAGCGCGAAAAGCCCGACCCGCCGGAAGCGCGCAAAGAGTTGGTGGCGCAATGGTCCGACAAAATCAAACGGGCCAAGAAATACTGGGCTCCCGTCTTCGAACGAATGAAGGCCGATCAGGACTTCGCGGCGGGCTACCAATGGTCGAAAGAGGAAAAAGACGACAGATACACCGCGAATTTGACCCTGCGCATCATCAGTCAGCGCGTCGCTTTTTTCTATGCCAAGAACCCCAAATTCGACGCCCATCGCCGCACCCGCATCATGAACACCGTCTGGGACGGCGATCAGTCCACGCTGATGGCGCTCCAGCAATCGGCGATGCAGGTCTCGCAGCAAGTGGCGATGGGGATGATGGACCCCATGCAGGCGCAGGCGGCGCAGCAACAAGCGATGCCGATCATTCAGGACGCGGCGCGCGTCAAGCAGCAAGAGGAGCAACTCGCCAAGATAGGAAAGACACTCGAGTTGTTGTTCAGGGCCAACGTCGAGCAGGCGACGCACGACTTCAAGCAGATGATGAAAATGACCGTGCGGCGCGCGTCCACCACGGGCGTCGGCTACGTGAAGTTGGGTTTTGAAAGAGTGATGCAGAAGAAGCCCGACATCGAGCAGCGCATCGCCGATATCTCCAATCGGCTCTCTACCTTGGAGCGCATCAGCGCCGACTTGCACGATGATCAGACCGACGAGAACGGCCCCGAGGCCGAACAATTAAGGCTTATGATGAACGATCTGCAAAGCCAGATGCAGATAGTGGTCCGCGAGGGACTGACGTTCGACTACCCAATGTCCACGTCCATCGTCCCCGATCCGAAGCTGATCTCGTTGCGGGAGTTCTTGGGCGCTGACTGGGTCGCCGAGGAGTACATCCTCTCCCCCAACGATGTGAAGGAAATTTACTCGGTCGATGTCGGCAAGAGCTACAACGCCTACAAAGGCGTGGATGACGCAGTCACCGTCACTTCCCGCAATGGGTTCGTCGTGCTGCAAGACAAGGCCACCAAGACAGACGCGCGCGAGGGCAACGACGGCCGTTCGTGCTGTGTCTGGGAAGTCTACAACCGGAAAGACGGCCTGGTCTACACGCTCTGCGACGGCTTCCCGGATTTCCTCCGCGAGCCTGGTTCTCCTGAGGTTTATACTGATCGTTTTTGGCCCTGGTACGTGCTGACGCTGAACGAAATCGACCACGAAACGATGGTCTTTCCGCCCTCTGATGTGAAGTTAATCAGAGACATGCAAATGGATTACAATCGCGGCCGTCAGGGCCTGCGCGAGCATCGCCGCGCCGCGCGACCCAAGACTGTGGTCGCCGGCGGCATGGTGGACGCCGAAGATCTGGAGAAACTCTCGAACCACCCCGACAACGCAATCATCGAACTGAACGGGCTCCAGCCTGGACAGAAAGTCGATGATCTCTTGCAGCCGTTCCGTGGCCCGCCTATCGACCCCAATCTGTACGAGGTCGAGCAAGTCTTCACCGACATGATGCGCGTGTCTGGCATCCAGGACGCCAACATCGGCGCGACCAAAGGATCTCCGAGCGCCACCCAGTCGAACATCGCCGAAGCCTCGCGCGCGACCGCGATGGGCTCGAACATCGACGACATCGACGACATGCTGTCGGGGATCGCGCGCACGGGATCGCAGATCCTCCTGCAAGAGTGCAGCGTAGACACGGTCAAACGGATCGTGGGTGAAGGCGCTGTATGGCCCGACATGACGGCGCAGCAAATCTCCGACGAGCTTTGGCTTCAGATCGAGGCGGGTTCGACCGGGCGTCCCAATCAGGCGCAAGAGATCGCCAACGCCGAGCGCATCTTCCCGCTCCTGCTTCAAGTGCCGGGGATCAAGCCCGAGTGGCTGGCGAAAGAATTGATCAAGCGCCTCGACGACAAGATGGACATCACCACCGCGTTCCAGTCGACGCTGCTTTCGATCATCGCCATGAACGGCATGGCCTCGCGCCTCGGCGCGGGGCCAGAAGGCCCCGGCGGACCCATGAGCATGCCGGGCGCAGGCCCGGCTCAAGGGCCCGTCGGGGCCATGAACGCCCCGCAAGGGGCTCCTCCCGGCGCGCAGCGTCCACCTGACCAGACCGGGCGCCCGCCTCCTCCCAGTGGAGCGCCCGGCCCAGTAGGCCCGCCGTCGGGAGGTCACACCCTTGCGTAGCACTGTGTATCCACATAGGGAATGCGAACACGGGCGACTTTGCTCGTGGAGACTGCGACGCTAAATGGCAGACCCGTCCACTGCCGAGCACGACTTGGGGAGTTCGCACGAGCCCGTCACAACGAGCGCGCCTGAACACCCCTCTACGCCTGCCGACGCAACCGCCTCCTCGTCAGGGGCTGAGAAGAGCGAAACTAAGGAGACGCTTCTCGAAGCGGTCTTGAAGGCGGTCAGGCCCGCCGACGACGCCGACGAGGAAGTCGATCTCGCCGGGACTTCGCCACCCTCGGAGCAAGCGCCTACCGGACCCGACGCCAAGGGCGAAGGGGACAAGGCCGACCTTTCGGAATACGAGCTTCGCGTCCAGCCTGACGACACCTGGAAGGTCCAGAAACGGATCAGAAAGCTGCTCGATCAGCGGAACGAAGCGCGGACCGAAGTCACTCACTTCAAAGCCGAAGCCGAAGTTACGCAGACGTTGCGCAACTTCCTCGTGACGAACGACATCGCTCGCGAGGATTTCCAGCTTACCCTGGATCTGGCCGCCGCCATGAGGCGAGGCGACTTCAAGTCGTTTCTTGAAGGTGTCGGACCTTATGTCCAGCTAGCCACGCAAGCGATGGGCATCACGCTGCCGCCGGACCTTGAACAAGAGGTTCGTGGGCAGAAGATGACGTTCGATACGGCCGCCCAGATGTCTCGCGACCGATACGCGAGGGCGCTCGCCGAGCAGCGCGCACAACGCGCCACTCAGATCGCGTCCACGCAAACTACGACCGCGCAGACACAGCAACTCCAGCAAGCCATCGAAAGCACGGTGGCAAGTTGGGAGCAGGGCGTTCGCCAGACCGACCCGGATTATGGGCGCAAGGAGGA